GAGCAATGCTAAAAGATTCTGGTATACCCGAAGATACACCATTTATCGACGGAATACAAGATGAGTTAGCAAGGACGCTGATTAAAAAACAAGGTTTTGAGGCATATAAGAGTGGAGAATTATCCAAAGAGAAGTTTTTGGGGAACCTAGCTACACAATGGGCAGGACTTCCGAAAGATTCGAGTGGTACGTCGTATTACCCAGATAATAACGAAGCCAAAATATCCTGGGCTAAGGCATTAGGAAGTTTTGCTAAAGGTGGAATATCAGCAGGACCTAAGTCTGGATACGCAGCAATGTTACACGGTACCGAAGCAGTTGTACCGTTGCCAGACAATCGTAGCATTCCAGTTGAGTTTAACAATAGCGCAAGCAATCGTAAACATATAGAGTTGCTTGAGCGACAAATGTCAAAGCTAGATGAAATAATCTACCAGATGCAAACAGCCAATAACACAAGCTATCAGATGTTACGCAATAGTATAAACTAACGGTAAATAGTTGACTATAGAGAAAAATTATGGCTACATGGCGAAAATATTTTAAAATTGCAAACACATCAGGTCAAATAAGCCCAATATCTGGAAATTCTGACCGCGGACCTAGTTACGGCACTGGGTTTAACGGATCATCACCCGACTTTGCATTTAGAAATTATCAGAGTAGACTACCGGAAGTGTACTCAGGACATCCAAACCGTATTGAACGCTACAACCAGTACGAAAACATGGATAGTGACTCAGAGATTAATGCTTGCTTAGACATTATATCAGAATTCTCAACACAACGCAGTGAATCCAATGGTACTCCTTTTGAGATAGACTTTAAAGAAGATCCAACTGATCACGAAGTTGAAATTATTAAAAAACAATTACAGCATTGGGTTAAACTTAACAAGTTTGACCAACGCATCTTTAAACTATTCCGTAATACTATTAAGTACGGTGATCAGCTATTTGTAAGAGACCCAGAAACATTTGAACTGTACTGGGTTGAAATGATTAAAGTTGGGCGAGTTATTGTTAACGAAAGCAAAGGTAAAGAGCCCGAGCAATACGTAATTAGAGACATTAATCCTAACTTTAAAAACTTAACTGTAGCAGCAAAAACTACAAACGATTTTCCTGCAAATCCGCCAAACAATGCTGGGTTCTCTACGCCATACAACTATTCCACACCAAATAACCCAACTGCAACTGGTGCTAGATTCCAGCAAGGCATTAACGAGAGTGTTATTGACGCAAAGCACATAATGCATATAAGTTTAACCGAGGGGTTAGACTTTTACTGGCCATTTGGACAAAGTATTCTAGAAAACATCTTCAAAGTATTCAAACAAAAAGAGTTGTTAGAAGATGCAATTTTAATCTATCGTGTGCAACGTGCTCCAGAGCGGCGAGTATTTTACATCGATGTAGGTAACATGCCGAGTCACTTGGCTATGTCGTTTGTTGAGCGAGTTAAAAATGAAATTCATCAACGCCGTATTCCTACCGTAACAGGTGGTGGTACAAGTGTAATGGATGCAACATACAATCCGTTGTCAATGAATGAGGATTTCTTCTTCCCGCAAACTGCCGACGGGCGAGGTAGTAAAGTTGAAACTTTACCAGCCGGCGAAAACCTAGGACAGATAGACGACCTAAAATACTTTAATAACAAGCTAATGCGCGGATTGCGTGTACCAAGCAGCTATTTGCCAACTGGTCCCGACGACAGCGAACGCCCACTAAACGATGGTAAAGTAGGAACTGCGCTAATTCAAGAGTACAGGTTCAACCAGTACTGTATACGGTTACAAAGCTCTATTAGCCAAAAGCTAGATGACGAGTTTAAGATGTTCCTACGTTGGCGCGGATTTAACATCGACTCTAGCTTGTTTGAATTAAAATTTGCACAACCACAGAATTTTGCAAGTTACCGTCAAGCTGATGTAGATGTTGCTAGAATCTCTTCATTTATGCAGTTAGAACAAATTCCTTACATGAGCAAAAGATTTATGCTCGAACGATATCTAGGATTAACCGAAGACGAAATAGTTCGTAACGAAACGCTGTGGAAAGAGGAAAACGACGAACCCGAGGTTGAAAAAACTCCTGGGCAAGGACTCAGATCAGTTGGAGTATCTCCAGGTGATTTCGAAGCTGACATTACTGCCGGAGAAAAAGCAGCCGCACCCGAAGCAGGAGCCGAGGGTGGCGAAGGTGAAGCTGGTGCGCCTGCATCACCACCTGGGGCACCCGGAACAACATCCGCAGTACCGGTATAAATATTACTATGATCTTAAACGAATTTTGGCAACAGTCAACTGAAAATATGCAAGACGTTGGAGACGATCAGTCTCAAATTAAGCAGTCTGACACAAGAAAAACACGGTTAACGCTTCGACAAATTAATAAGTTACGTCGGATGAACGATCTAAGATCTACTGAATACAAAGATAAATTAAAACAAATTAAAAAACAATACGCACAACCTGCACCACAACCTCAGATGTAAATGGCAGATACGCCACAGACCTCAACCATTTTCTACCATTTTACCGCCTAAACCCACGATTTTTTTAGCATTTTTGTAAATATACAAAAGCAATACACTCCTGGAGGATTATTTAATGAACAAGTTTGAACAACTTATTGAGTATGTCATCAATGATGACGAGCAATCTGCCCGTGACCTTTTCCACGACATCGTTGTAGAAAAGAGCCGTCAGATTTATGAAGATATCATGGCTGCTGAAGAAATCAGTGACGAAGGTGCTGACGATTTAATCGACGACATCGAAGCTGACGAAGAAGGTGTGTCTATGGAAGCCGATGAAGACTTCGACGACGAAGCTCTACTAGGTAACGATGACGCCGAAGGCGATGACATGGATAGCGACATGGATGACATGGATAGCGACATGGATGACATGGGCGGTGACGAAGAGCCTGCTACTAAATCCGACATTTTAGATCTTGAAGACAAGCTAGACGAATTAATGGCTGAGTTTGAACAACTTATGTCCGACGATTCCGGCGATGATCAGTCTGAAGAGTTTGGTGACGAAGATGACACAAATGAGAGCCTAGAAGAAGGTCTTTCTCTAAGCAAGGCTCCTGCTGCTAAGACTTCCGAAGAAGCTGGTATCCAAACAAAGAGCCCTGTAGCTGCTAATGCTGGCGCTAAAGGTGCTGCTGCAAATCCTGTGAAAGCTAGCCAAAGCCAAGAAAACGGTCGCACTGCTCCTAAGGCACAAGACATGGGTGGCACAACTAGTCCTAAGCAAGGACCAGCAACTAAGCCAACTACATCACAAGCTAGTGGTGTAAACACCAAAAGCCCACTATAAGGAATAGCGCATAATGTCTCTTTACTTAAAAGAACACTTAACTTTTGATGCTGCTCGTATGATTGTCGAGGGCACCGAAGGCAAAGATCTTTATATGAAGGGCATCTGCATCCAGGGCGGCGTTAAAAACGCTAATGAACGTGTATATCCAGTAAACGAAATCGAGAAAGCAGTTAAAACGCTTAACGAACAAATTGGCACTGGATATAGCGTTTTGGGTGAAGTTGATCACCCTGATGATTTAAAAATTAATTTGGATAGAGTTAGCCACATGATTACTGAAATGTGGATGGACGGTCCAAACGGTTTTGGTAAACTTAAAATACTTCCAACCCCAATGGGAAACCTAGTGCGTACCATGTTGGAAAGTGGTGTTAAGTTAGGAGTATCAAGCCGCGGTTCAGGTAATGTAGCTGAATCGTCGGGGCATGTCAGTGATTTTGAAATTGTCACTGTAGACGTTGTTGCTCAGCCAAGTGCTCCAAATGCTTACCCAAAAGCAATTTATGAAGGTCTCATGAATATGAAGTACGGACATAAAATGTTTGAAATAGCAAGAGAAGCAAGTACTGACAACAAAGTACAGAGATACTTAAGAAGCGAGATTTCCAAGCTGATTAAGGATCTCAAGATTTAGGAGGAAATTTATGCTAGATGCATTAAAACCACTACTAGACAGCGGTCTTATTAACGAGGATGTTAGTCACGAGCTTAACGAAGCTTGGGAATCTAAACTATCCGAAGCTCGTGAGACTCTGCGTGCAGAACTTCGTGAGGAGTTTGCACAACGCTATGAGCATGATAAAACAGTAATGGTTGAAGCCCTAGATCGTATGGTAACTGAAGGATTAGCCAGTGAGATTCAAGCAGTGCAAGCTGAAAAGCAAGCATTAGTCGAAGATCGCGTAGCTTTCCAAGCTAAGATGTCTGAAAGCGCAACTAAATTCAACAATTTTATGGTTGCTAAACTGTCAGAAGAAATTAGCGAACTACGTCGTGATCGTAAGACACATGTAGATTCGATGGCTAAAATGGAATCCTTTGTAATCGATGCGTTAGCACAAGAAATTAGCGAATTTGCACAAGACAAGCGTGAGCTTGTTGAGTCTAAAGTTCGACTAGTTAGCGAAGCACGTACACAACTCGAATCATTAAAAGCACGTTTTGTAAAAGAAAGTGCAGAAAAAATGAGTCGGGCAGTTAGCTCACATCTTAAAGGCGAACTTACACAATTGCGTGAAGACATCAAGGTTGCTCGTGAGAACAACTTCGGTCGTCGTATCTTTGAAGCATTTGCATCGGAATACGGTGTTACACATTTAAATGAGAATGCAGAAATTCGCAAGCTCAACAGTGTAATTGCACAAAAAGATCAGCAATTATCTGAGGCAACTGACTCTGTTAAGAAAGCTCGTGCGCTTACAGAAAGTAAAGAAAAAGAGATACGTATTATTAAAGAATCTAATGTTCGTGCAAACACATTAGAGGAATTGTTAGCTCCGTTAAATGCGGAAAAGCAATCAGTAATGCGTAGTTTACTCGAAAGTGTCCAAACATCTCGTTTAAAAGGCGCATTCGAAAAATATCTACCAGCAGTACTTGCAGAAAAATCAACAAAAGCCAAACAGGTAATTGCTGAGAGTATTACTGAAGTAACTGGTGATAAATCTGCAAAGGCAGTGGTAGAAGATCGCGGTAATGTGATTGATCTTAAGCGCCTAGCAGGGCTTTAATTTAGGAAAGAAGGAGACTTAAATGTCACAAGAATTATTAGAAGGCCGTTGGGACGAAACCAAAGAAGCCCTCCTAGAAGGTTTACAAGGTTCACGTCGCACAACCATGGGTAGTGTTTTAGAAAATACCCGTAAGTACTTGAAAGAAAGTGCAGCAGCAGGAACCACTGCTTCTGGTAACATCGCTACATTAAACCGTGTGATTCTACCAGTTATCAGACGTGTAATGCCAACTGTTATTGCTAACGAGATCGTTGGTGTTCAGCCAATGTCTGGTCCAGTTAGCCAGATCCACACATTGCGCGTTCGCTACAGCGAAACACTTAATGATACTAGCAGCTTTAACACAGACGTTACTGCTGGCGACGAAGCATTAAGTCCATTCAAGATTGCTACTGCTTACTCAGGTTCCGCAAGTACCGGTAAGGCTGATGCAACTTCAGCTTTTGAAGCTACTGGTGGTCGTAAGATCAGCGTTCAAATCCTCAAGCAAGCTGTTGAAGCTAAGAGCCGTAAGTTACAAGCTCGTTGGACCTTCGAAGCTGCACAAGATGCA